AGCTTGCGCTCCACCATGACGATGTGCGGGTCACGCGCCAGCGATGCGCGCTGCTGCAGATCGCTTTCGCCGTCGACCGAGGTCACCGGCTTGGCCTTGGCAACGTTCATCTTGTCCAGCTTGCGCAGCCGGTCCAGATGTTCGTCAACCGCCTTGAGTTCGGTCTCGGCTTCGTCGTACTGGTCCTTCTCCTCGGCGTCGAGGGTGCGCCCCTCGGTCGCCGACTTCTCCATGATGGAGGCCAACGAGGCTGCGAGCGCCGCGCGCTTCGCCTCGAAGGACTTGATGTTTTCCTGAATATTCATTGCGGTGTCCTCCTCGGACGTTCGATTGCTGATAGCCGTAGCGCCGGCAGATTTCAGGTACACGGTACGCGGCAGTTCACGGCCAGTCGCGGCCAGCTGTTCACGCACGAGCGCCTTGATATTGCGCAGGGTCGCATCGCTGTTCGCCGGAATGGTGACGAGCGACAGCTCCAGCCACTCCCACTCCTTGAACAGGATGCCTCCTGATTCCATCATCTCGTAGCCATCCTTGAGCGCTTGGAAGCCAATGCTCACGGCAGTCACGAGACGGTACTTGATTGATTGTGCTGCCTCCTCAATTCGGTCGCGGAGGTTGCCCGCTTCCTTCACCTTGGGCAGCATACCTTTGAACGGGATGCCATTCTTCTGTGGCTTGGCGAAGGTCAGTTGGCCTACCGGCAGTCTGGCGTCATGCTGCCACAGCAATGGCATCGGCAGCGCGAACTTCGCGCCCAGCGGATTCACGATGTCGCCGTAGCGATCCGGCTTGGGTGTCGTGGCGACGCCCTCGATGTAGTAGGCGTCGTTGTCCTCTTTCATCTCTTTGACGTTGAGGACGCTGTAGGCCCGATGCAGAGTGGTCATGATTGCTTCTCCTGTTCACGCTTTGACGGGCGCAGCCGTCGCAACGCCTCCCGAATTTTCTTGCGCCGTTCCTCGCAGCTCTTGCAGGGCATAAGCAACACCTCAAACAAAGAACAGTGACGGTTGTTTTTGCTCGTCCGGCTTCGCCGCCGTGGCGACGCCGAATGCCATCAGCAGCGACACCAAGCCGTCGATCTTGTCGGCGCTACGCTTGCGGTCCGGAGCCATGTTCATGTTCGCGTCGCGCCGCACCACCAGGTTCGAGGCGTTCCACTGCAACACCGGGTTGCCGCCGTGCTTCAGCTTGCCGGCAGTGTAAGCGCGATCAAACTCTTTGATTGCGGGGTGATAGCTGCCTGCTCCCTGTCGGAACTGGATCATAGGCGCTTTCTTCTCCATCAACTCGTTGACCAGCTGAGAAGAGTTCCACGGGTCGTAGGCGACTTGCTTGATTTGGAAGCGCCCGAGATCCTCCATGATGTCCCTGCGCACCACTTCATAGTCCGTGACGTTGCCTTCCGTCTGGGTCAAATGCCCGGAAGCGACCCAAGGTGCGTAGCGCACTGTGCCGCGCTTGGTGCGCTGGGACACAGCTTCTTCGGGCACCCAGTACCTGCCCCACGTGAGCCAGCCGCCGTCGACGTACCACAGCAGCCGCCAAGCCGTCATGTCCGCAGTGCTCGCCAAATCCAGCCCCGCCCAACAAGGGACTGCGGCCAACTTGCTGATGTCCACGGCCCCGTCGCACTTGCGCCACTTCAAAAGGTCGACGTGGCCCTGCGAAGAAGATGCCTGCCGGTTGAGTCGCTTGATGCGGAACTCCGCGAACGCGCCCGGTTGCTGCCGCGCCTCGATGGCGTACTCGCGCATCTTGCTCAGGCTCACCGACACACCCAAGAGCGGGTTGGCCTTGGGCCACTTGCTCTCATCAAAGTCATCGTCCTCGTCATCCAGCGAGTAGTACAGCGCCAAAAAGTGATCCGCTTCCACCACGTCGTTCAACACGGAGAATGCGAATGAGCGCACTTCGCCCCACGGCCCAGGATTTTCGTATCCTTCGGTGGTGGTGAACAAGAACAGCGGCGACTTGCGCGCGCCGGACGCGGAGCGCAGCACGTCAAACAGGTCGCGCGTCTTGTGTGCATGTAACTCGTCAAACGAAAGTGCGGACGGGTTGAGTCCATCCTGTGTGGACGCCTTGGCGTTGATCGGCTTGAAGGTGCCGCCGACCTCGTAACGCGAGATGGCATTGGCGAACGCTTCCAGCTGAAACGTGTCACGCAACGCAGACAGTTTCTCAACCATGCGCTTAGCGACATTGAATACGATGCGCGCCTGCTGCCCGGTGGTGGCCGCAGACAGGACTTGTGGCCCGACTTCCGGCTCAGTGCAGTAGACATAGAGCAGGATGCCGGCCGCGAGCGCGCTCTTGGCGTTCTTGCGGGCCACAGCAAACAGTGCCGTGGTGAAGCGCCGCGAGCCATCCTCATTGCGGAAGCCGAACAGGTTGCAGACGAAAAAGATCTGCGCTGGCTCCAGCGTGATCGTTGCCGTCGCCCAAACGCCTTCTACATGCGGTAGCTGCTCAATGAACTCGCAAGCGGAGTTGGCTTGGTCGGGCGACCAATTGAATGGCGGATTCTTGCGCTGCGCGCGCTTGATGTCTTCGATGAAACGGCGGGCGGCCTTCTGCACCCAGCGCCCGTACTTCTTGTGGCGACGGTCTTGGATCGCGTCCTCGGCATACGCGATGGCGACAGCAACGTAATCGCGATCAGCTGGCGGCAGCTGGGCGCTTGAACTTGCTGAACGGGTTTGTGCGCTTGCCCGACTCAAGTGATGGCCCCACCTTGCGGCGCGCGGCTGGCGTCGCGCCGAACTCAGAGAACATGGTGCGCATTGCTTGAAGTGAAGCTGCGTTCAACTCATCACCCGATCGAGCGGCAGTCTGGAACCGATCCCACATGACTGCCAAGACTTCGAGTGCGAAGACGTCCAGCTCCTGCAGCAAGCCTGCCGCATGCGTCGCCCGCCCAAAACGCTCCCACAGCTCGCGCCCATGAACGCCCACTGTGGGCGGTGGCGGCGGCAACTCGGCGAGCGGAGTATACTCAACCCCGTGCGCCCCGTGGGGGCGGGTCCCGTCGATCACGTGCAGCTGTAGCGGTTTCGGCGTTCTGGCCATCAGCACCCCACTAAACAAACTTTCGGCCGGTAATGGCGTAAGCCATTGATTTCAAAACGATTATTTCGGACGTGCAAATTCATGGCTAGGAACGGGGTTTCCCAACTGCCCCCGACCAGGTCACGCACCTCCCCCCGGCGGGTCCAGCTGCCCGCAGCAGCAGCCCCGAGGACGGCCGCGCCGTCATGCCCACCCCGGGGCAGGGGTTGCCCGCTCACGGCGCTCTAGCGCCACCTCCGCAAGCCTCGCGGGACTTCCGGCCGCTAGGCGGCGATGCGCCGCGAGGCGACTGCCCTCGGCCGCGGTCTTGGCTGCGTGACAGGAAGTGCACAGCGGCTGCAGGTTGGCCTCGTGCTCAGCGCCACCCTCCCAGAGCGGCACCTTGTGATCCAACTCGGCGGCTCGCTCGTAGCGGCCGGCATCAAGGCACACAGCACACAGCGGCTTGCTCCGCAGGATGCGAGCGCGGCGCTCCACATGCGCGCGCCCCCGAACCCGCACCTCATCCGTGAAACTGCGCTTCCCCTCGTAGCCGTGAGCCGCGCTGATGTGGACTGCTCGGTGGGTCTTGGGGCGGGTCGGCATATGAACGGGCACCTCAATTCGCGCGGATTGTGCCTCAGCACTTGAGCAAAACAAAATTATTGGGATGCGCCGCGCTGTCCAGCCGCGGGCGCGGGGCGGCTGCCTCGGTTGGATCGGATAGCTCGGCATTTCCTATTCTTCTCCCTATATAGAGATAGTGTTCTTTTATCTTCTTTTCTTCTATCTACTTCTATAAGCGAGGCAATGCGAGGCAAGAGAGGAAGTGCCTTGAAAGATAGCACATGCGCGGCCTCGCTCGTTTTCAATCGCCTCGGTCGCATCCGATCCAATGTGGACTAAACGAGTTGCTGACACACCGAACATCGCGTATCCGAGGCAATGCGAGACCAACCCACACCTAATTGCCCTGCGACCCGGATCAGTGAGCCTCGCGCGCGGTTGCGCCGCGGTCCACCTGTATGCGGCGTTCATGCTCCGCTTCACCTCGCTCGATCTCCTGACGCAGTTCATCCTCTCCTGCATGCCGCCACACCTCTTGATAGTTCCTGAGCACCACCACCCTGAACTTGCTGCTGCGCCGCGTACCATCATCGTCGGCGTGGGTCATCCGTACCTGCAACGACGCCCGCACTCCGCAGACTCTGTACAGTCGCCTCAATTGCCCGGTGCTGAGTTGGTCTGACCGGTGGCGGCTTTCGCCGAACAGCAGGTCGTTATCCCGGAAGCGCTGCAGGATGTCCCTGAGCGTGGCTGAACGCATCACATCCGAGGGCCATTCCCGGATCAGGCGGCGCAGCTCAGTTTCTTCATCTGAGCGTGCCTCCTCAATCATTTCTGCTTTGACCTCGCTCACCGGTGCGCGAGACTCAATGTTGAACTCCTGCAGGTCCACCGCGAGCAAGCGCTCATAAATGGAGCGCAGGGTGGCGCGATCCCTAATGGCGTCATAAATGTAGTCAAAGTAGGACGGGTCACGCGGCGTGCGCGTGCAGCGCGCTACATATACCCGGCGGTCAGTTTCGTCCAGCGGCAGGGCATCCAGGTGGTTCGAGAACATCAGTACGCCCATGAAGTTGTGGACCTCATAAGGCGTGCGGTACTTGGGGTTGATGACCCGGGTCTTCTCGGACAAGAATGACTTGAGTGCTTCTGCGTGCCGCCAGTAGTCCTGTCCACCTTCCCTGATCTCGTCTACCACCCCGATGATAGCGCGCTCCACCTCGGCGTTGAAGTTGCCTTCTAGTAGCCTGCGCAACGGCAGCGCTTCTACGACGTACTGCTGTAGCATTGCCTTCATGAGCCGCGCGATCCAGTTGCGCCCGGTTCCCTGCACCCCTTCTGCTACCAGCAATAAGTGCCACCCCGGTAAGCGTTCGGGGAACTGCACGCGGTGAGCAATCCACCGGGTCACATTGCTGCGCTCCACTACCTCCGGCAGCAGGTAGGTCATGTGCGCATCGAATACGGCCGCGCGCTCCTCGTGATCCTCGGGCAGCGGTTCGTCTACGATGCTCGGCGCCACCCATGTGTTACAAACCGGGTGGCCGTGGAGGTTGCTGGTGATGCGTGCGGCGTTGGGTATGAATGTCACCCCGTGCAGGTCGATGCGCCCTTCATCCTCCTCCCAATCCTTGGCGATCGGCACTTGGCGCTCGCCGCCGCGTGGACCTACGATGGTGCGCGTGCTGGCTGCAGTCAGTGCTTTGAATGCTTGCCGTGGATAAGCGAGCCAAGGCCGCTCCAGGTCTATGACCCGGTCCTCATTGCATAGGTATGCAAACCGTTGAAGCATTGACTCCAAGTCGAAGGTCTGTGCCCGCGGCGCTGCTGCTGCCCGTGCGCGCAACGCTTCAGCGCGTTGGTTGACGCGCGCCAAGCGTTCATCGAGTTGAGCGTCAAATTCCCGGTCTGCCTCGCTGCTGTCTGTCGTCAATGTCCCACTCCCGGAGTGCAGCGTCGTTGGCTGCTGTTATGTCTTCTTCAATGAGTCGATCTAGATAGTCCGTGAACTCGCGCCAGCCGCGCTGCTCACAGTGACCGTGATGACACTTGAACGCACCCCACCACTCGTTCTCCGGGGCCGGGTCGCGCAGATCCGCGCCGGCTCGTGACGAGCTGTGCTCATCTTCCCACGGGCAGCGCACCTGAATCCACTGCGACAGATTCGGTGTGCCTCGCTGCAGCAGGCCATAGTGTCTGGCCATCTTCGTGTAAACTTTGAACAGTGCGGCGCGCTCGGCGCAGTCCGCTGGCACCCCGGTCACCACCCGTTGCCGGCGTTCGGCGATGGTCAGGCCGTAACCGTCTATGATCTGCTTCAACGTGTAGGTCGGCCCCTCGCGCTGCGCCCAGTGCACGCGGAAGTCGCCGCCATACTTTGCCTTGCCGTTGATGAACCCCGGGATGCGAGCGACTCGGGTAACCCCTTTCATACCCGGGTCGCGCTCGTCCTGCGGCAGCAGCGCTTGATGGACCAATCCGTTGATCACGGCGTCGGCCAGCTCGCGCTTCGGCGAGCCACCGGACACCACGTATAGCCATTGTTCGTTGCCGGGCGAGGTCACTACCCGCCAAGTGGGCGGCAGCCGCCCTGCATGCTCCTCGGCCACCTTCGTGCCGACGTCGTCCACCATGATCGCCCGCAGCGACTGGAACAGCGCCTTCTGGCGCCGCCAGGAATTGTCTGGGGCGCGACCGAAGGTCGAGATGGCCACGTAGCCGTTGGTCCGCTCCGGTGAGGCTGGGAGCGGCTCGCCCGGACGCCACGGCCGCGGCCGCCAAGCAGCGTCCCGAGCATCGCCCGGGTCGCCGGGCATCACCTGCATGATGAAGCGCTCGGTGGGCGTGCAGCCGCCGCTCAGCTCGGCGAGCCGCGTCAGGAACTCCAGCGCGTCGTCTTCATGCCGCGACAATCAGCACTCCTCCAGCCACGTGGCCAGCGCCTTGGCCGTCAAACGTCCCTCGCTGATGTGAATGCGCCGCCCGTGCGGGCTGACAGTGATGTCGACGTATTTGCCCGTCTCGCGCGCCAACACGCGGAGCGCTGCCAGGTTGCCGACGCTGAATGTGCGCGTGACCTTCAGCGCGCCGAACTCGAAGCCGAACCGCGTTTCCTTGCGGTGCGTTGTCGGCGGCTCGACTGGCTGCCCTATGTTCGGGCTGTTCATGGCGCAGCCGGCGTTGCCATGCTGCGCGCCTTCACAGCCGCCGCGCCCGTCGAGCAGTGTCCTGTTGCAAAGCTCGCAGATCCGCTCAGCCATGGCCCCTCCCTTCAGCTGCTCCAGCACCCATCGCGCCGCCGCCGTTGTAACCTGCGCTATTCATACCCACCTCCTGTTGCGGTTAACGCTTTGCTGTCTCCCACCAGCCTCCCTTCCTGCCACGGCCCGCAATTTAGAATCCACGGGAAGTCCCGGTGACCTTCAA